GAGAGAGAAAAAGAGATTCGGGATTTTGTAGAGATACAGTTTACATGGGGTAAGGAGATATTCGCCGAGATCGATGCTTTGAGGAAAAAAAATGATCATACTCGATCATTTCTTATAGAGATATTGCAGTTTATGCATTCAAAATTACCTTGTGAAGATACTGAAGAAGAATGTGTACAAGGTTTTTTAGATCAAATGAATGAAGAATTTAAGAATTCAACCAATCCCCAAACAGAGAATTAGGAGATGTTTTTCTCCCCATGATTAAAATTCCATCTCACTGCTTAGGTAACAACATACTGAAGGAAGGGCCTTAGCTATTCAACCAATCCCCAAACTCCTTCCAATTAGCTCCCTGGACTTCATCCGTAGAAGATACAGGGGCGAGATCGCAGCGGCAGTAAAAATGAGCAGGAGGACTTGTCGCATCGCATTCATCCTTATCCAATTCCCCCGTAGAAAGCATCTGCTCAATTTCACTCGTAGTTCGACCATTTCTAGGCAAACAACATTCATCGCACGTCTTCTTATCGAGAATGGCAACCCAGACAAAATCCTTCACTCCTAAATCTTGTCCTGCATCAATTTGGCCATCCCTGACTTGTTGAACAAAATCATCAGTCATCTCCTGTTCGAGTTCCCAGTTATACCGAAAATATCCGGCCTCCTGATCATAGGTTGCCGCCTCCTGATCGAACCTGGACGGTGGAAGCTCGGTATCCTTGTAAGCCTGGACGGCTAAGTCCCAGTCGCTATCGTTCGTTAAACCGGCATAGAAATCGAATTCCTGATCTTCTTCAGAATCATCCTTTTTCCGGTCGGACTCTATGACTTTCTTCAAAGCACGAGGCGGTGCCTTATATGCAAGAATCTTCGGGTATGAACTCTTCACCGCGTCCACGATCTCCTTGGGTGAGAGTTCTCTGACGATAGCCGACTTAAATGATTTTACAATGCGATGCTTGAGATTTTCTAAGGCTAACCAAATTCGTTTATCGAGGCTTTGGCCGCTTAAAGTAGGAGTAGACATTTGTTGACGGATCTTTTGTTTAAAATCCATCGAGGTCATGCTCTTCGTTTTTTGGGTCGCCCTAGCGACCGCTTCTAGTTCGGATATGTAGGTGAGGATATAGGAAGCTTTCCTCATTCTGATCAATCTCCGCTCTAATTCAGGAATCAACGAGTGAAATTGGTAATCCAAATATTGATTGATCTGTCTAGAAAGATAAGCCAAGTGATTCACACTCATCTGATCTTGGATTGCCATATGAGACACAAAACCAGTTATTTTATCGAGTGCCTCAAAAAGCATTCTCGAAAGATCAGTCTGAGTGTGAATCAGGATCTTTTCAAGCGCTTGATTCCGATCTTGAGTAAACTTCTTGTATTTTGTGGAATCGTGAAGCGTTTGATGCATAAATAATTAATATTTCAAAAATCCACTGGCAACTTGTCGAGACACAATGTCAGCCAATGAATTAGGACCCGAACCTAGATCAGTGCCATAAGAAGCTATTCCTATATTGGATTGCATAAGATTGACATAGAAAAAAAGATTTTGTGTGATTGTCACTGCATCTGCGGACAAAATCGAAACAAAGCTATTGGCTGGAACCGTGTAGCTCCCGATCACAATCCCTAAACCAGTCTGATTATAAATATCAAATGCATCTGTCATATTTCCCCCTTTTAGTATTCAAATCCAATTAACATACAGGATACAGTACTCGATGTACTACTCAAAACTTGGGATATGCCTATTTGTTGACCCCCAGCTATTTCGATCCCATCGGGGATGTCTATAGTCACACTTTGTCCGGTTCCAGCAGCAGCAGTTCCAGGAGTCGAAGGAATATCCGCATTAATCACAATCCCAGAAGAAGCTGAAACGGACGCTGCTGATCTTACTCTTACTCTTCCATTGACTGCAGTAGTAGTTGAGGATTTACTAGTCGCAGTAAAAGAGGTGAGCCTGAGAGTCTTTCCAGATGTGACCGTATAGGAGGTTCCAGTAGTTACAGTTCCCGCACTATTGATGTTCATGGTCACTAAGGCTTCCGAGGTAACACCCGCAATCGCATCGATGTAAAATGTTTTATAAACTCGGCCTGAATCTTTATAATCTTGAACACTGGCCGCATTAGTCCCTTGAACTCCTTTAGCACTGATGCTCATCCTCTTCCAAGGAGAAACTCCATCTGCGAGTTGGGTTGCATTTCGAGTTTGGTCTAATAAAGCAATAGCGAATGTATTTAAAGTAGGAGTTGTTGAAGTGGTAGAGCCGCCGTTTAAAGAATGGATTCGAACTGGCAAAAGCGTATTATTTGGAGTTAAAAGACCGCTCACAGCAACGGGAATAGAGAAATTATCTACATACCAAATAATAGCTTGCCCGAGTATCAGGACAATATACGCGTGCTGTAATCCATCGGTTGGAATTGTCAAATTTTGCGAGAAAGTAAGAACATCAGAACCGTAAATGACTGCTCTTAAAACGCCTCCCGTGGTTACTTCAAATCCGACACCATCCTTAATGGGATTGGTCGTACTATAAGAAGTTCCTTGGGTAGCGAACCCCCAAAATCGATGATTCCCTGTTGCAATGGGAGTTGCTTCTAATTGAACCCCGATAGCAAAAGTATATTGCCCAGTTAATGCGGAAGTATCAAACGTGGGTTGAGAACTGATTTGAGCCGCATTATTCGCAGTGGTACTTACCGTGAAAATGAGTCCGGAGGTTCCGTTTTGAGTCACCGTACCTGAACCTGCAAGTACAGGAGCATTCCAACGATTCGTGGTGTCTATGACGGTTCCATTCAGAGGATCACTAAAGACCATTGTCGCTGGAACCGATACATTCAGACCCGTTGGGGTAACAGAAGCCTTAGTCCCTGAAACCGCATCGGCAATACTCACTGCTCCAATGGTATTGGTTCCAGTAGGTACTGGACTGTTGGGAGATAATGCGATCACGAAAGAAGGATCTGAGGCTTGTGCAGCCGTGCTAGCAGCTTTAACAGCAGCACTATTACCTCCCTGAACAATCTGAGTTTGTTGATTCCCGTTCGTTTGATTAGAAGAAGTAGATGCGCCCGTAGGTAATGGAAGAGAGGCCGCACTCACGGGTTGAGTTACCCCTGACCCATCTACGGGGACTCGCCCAGAAACGAGAGCAGGGGTTTTAGTATCGATACTCGAGAGCGAGGTATTTCCAGTAGTCTGAAGCGAGGAGGTGGACGCGCCGCTTGGAAGGGGAAGCGCCGCAGCTGAGATGGGCTGAGTTGTAGTTCCTGTAGGATCTGTCCTTACAGGATGCGAAGGAGTTCCTAAAACATTCGTTCCATCAGTCATCTCAACTGGCCAACTATTCGCCGCTGAATTTGGAGTTCCTTGATTAGCAGTCACCGTACCTGATACAGGCTGAGTTGGGCTATTCGGAGATATTGCCACCACGAAGGCTGGGTCACTCGCTTGAGGAGCCGTATTCCCACTTTTAACCGTTGCTAAATCCCCTGTATTTCCGCTTTTAATTATAATTGACATATTACATCCCTAATATATTGATTAAATATCTTCCCCAACTATTTTGCGGAGCGAGCGCAATTACATCAAAGCTCACACCAGGAATGATATTGGTTGCATAAGCTTGAATATCTTCAACGACAACATCACTTGGATCATGATCAGGAGTTGCTCCAGAGAATGCATTACACACAATTACAGAATTACTCTGTACCCAAGATGCGCTTACCGTAGTGCTCGCCAGATCTCCCTCATTCCCAGAAGGGAACCCAAAATCCACAGTGACTTGATAGGAATAGGTAGTAGTTCCCCCTCCACCTGAAGAGCCCACCAAATCCAAAGTTCCGGTAAAAGGGTTATATTTGAAGCTCACGTTTTAGTTACACTCACAAGTTGAGACTTGGTTGAATCTGAATAAACGACAGTAATTGTCGATAATAAGGTTGTAGCCTGATAATATTGGTATACTTCTGTCACCGTATCGGGATAGCTGGCCGTCAATGAATCAGCATGCACCGGGGGAACAAACGGACCCATCAAACCCACAGGAAGTGGAGTGGATTCTTGGATATCATTCCCAGTGCCGTCCGGACCCCAAAGAAGCTTTCTTTTGACGGTATAACTATCATTGATTTTATCCGCTTGGATCAGCGACTGGATATCTTTCGAGATGATCGTGGTCACGCATCCCAGAGTAAGGAAAAGTCAGGTTTTATGCAAATTTCTGGAGAACAATCAAGGCTTCGTGGCCAGCCGGAATGAATTCTAAGATATTAAATCCATTAAGAATAATTTGACTTTCAAAGAAAAATTCTTCAAGCGCAATAAAATCCCAACAATGAAAATGGATGTGGGGTTTATCCATCAGTGACTGATAGACACGGTCGTCGAGTTCAACTCCACGTAACCTATCTACATCCCTAAAATACTCGCGGTAATGTTCGCCTAAATGGAGTTGATAAGGATTTTTGTACTCTTCGATGACATGATCGAGAGAAGTGTTCACTCTGTTTCGATCAAATGTTTGATCTCGAAGAGGAACAGCAAGATAGGCATATCTTCCTTTTTTTAAAACCCTGAGCCAATTCTTGATTCCTTCAATCGGATTTTGAAGATGCTCAAGCACATGAGAAGAGAAAAGGAAATCCATCGATTCATCGGCAATCGTTTTCAGATAGTTCCCGTCATCTAAGACATGGACATCTACGAACGGCTTATGACACATCTCGGGATATTGTTTTCTCAAAGTAGCATGGTCAAATAAGTCGACTTGCAAGACTTTTGTGAATGGATCTAAAACTGGCCATGGGTTATGGAGGCCAGCAATCTCAAGTCCAAATCCTTTAGGTCCGTACTTCTTTGAAAGATCAAATCGGTTCATTAGTGGGGATTCTTTCTTTGTTCACGAGAACGTTCATTATCCTCAAAACACCAACCACACACTGGTTTAGATAGTTCTTCTGGACAATCTGGGAAGTTATTCCTAAAATCTTCCATCGCCTCCTCATCCGAACAATCTTTTTTGTACGTCTTTTTACATAGATAACAAGTGAAGTACTTGCTCATATATTCCCTCAAAAAGGTGAATAGAAAGGATAATTCTCTTGTCTACATTTCTCCATGATATCGTGATTCTCAGGCCGATTGGATTCCTGTTTTTTCCATTCCCAGTACTCACGCGTGTCGCCATTGTCAGGTTTAAATTCAGTTGCACCTTCAGACCCTAAGTGCTGATAGATCTGATTCGGAATGACGTAGTACTGAAGCCCTAACTCAGTCAAAACTCTCTCGCATCTTAGAGTCCATTCGACATCTCCCCAACCATACATACCAAAGTCTTCACGCCAATATCCGACCTTTGCAAATAGATCTCGTCTAAAGCATGGAGTTTCCATAGGCATTGCTCTTAAGATCGGCAATCCATTGACGATTTCGATCTCTCTAGACTTACGGTAGCGCTCTTGAACTCCTTCAATAGGAACCGAATACATTGATGCCATTCCTGTATTAGGAATAGTCTCGACATAAGTCATGAACGTCTTGAGCCAATTATCGGGATAAAGGCAATCGCAACCGAGTAAGATCATCCACTTGGATCTGCAGAGGGACATGCCCGTGTTGTAACCTCGTTGCATCCCAGTGTTTTGTTTAAACTGGCATCTTACTGTAGGACCATACTGATCCATTATCCATTCCATCTCATTGAGTTGACCAGGCTCACTCCCATTATCGACCCAGATGAGTTCATCCCACTGATGACCAGCATTATTCAGACTGTGCTTTATTGTCTTTTCTAAAACGCTGGCTCGGTTCCAAGTCAGTAGCACTAGAGATACAGTGCTCATATATTTTTTGAATTCCTTAAAGGAGTTACTTTTAAAGATTTTTCAAATTCTTTAAGATCATGTTGCATAGGACTTCTAACAACAGAAAGATCTTTCATCCATTTCATGATCTCACTTTTTAACCATACTACCCTCCTAGGTCCCAGCTGACGCGACAATGGAAATCTTCCAGACTTCATCCATCTCCATAAAGAAGTACGATTAAGACCAGGGATTATTGTTTTTAATTCTTCAAATGTTAAAAGTTCTTCACTCATCTCAACAATATCCTCATCTTCCCCGGTCGCTCACGGAACGTGTCTGAATAATAGCATGCAGGATATCCAGCAGCATCGCTCGCATGAGTCGCAAGAGGGTCTGATTTGTCCAAAAATGCTCCGTCCGCACCTTGTTTCCATTTGACACGTTCACAGTCTCTTTTCAAGTACTTACATTTGATTGGATGATAGGTAAGATTGACTGATCCATCAGCTGCTCGCATGAGCGAGTTCATCGTATTGATTCGGTCTTTGACTCCTGGATTTTCTTTTGGAGTCAGGTCCTCAAAGAGGATGGAGTGATCTTTGAGGACCTTCTTAATGATAGCATAATCTGTTTGTCCTACAGCAGAAGTTCTTCTTGCATTTCCACTCGCATCTCCAATGAGGATCACATTAGGCCTTAATCCTTGAATCTGAGAATAAAACCGAAGAACCTTCTGTGCGAGTACGGTAGCGCATTGCTCTGTGTCAGTATTTTCTAAAGCAATCTCATCTCCAAAATGAATATGGTTTCCTTGTCTTTGGGCAATCTCCCAGCACATAATTCCCACGTTGAAGTCTAACCCTACGATGAGAGGTAAATATGGATTCCACTCCATCCCTCGGACTGCAAATGGATTTTCTACTCGCTGGTTATGAATGCCGTGATTCTTGTAAGCCTTGCCTGCACCGATCTCACGAAACTCTGCAAGAATTTCTTGAGCAAATACATCCTCTGACATGGTTGCCCGAGCACTCTCGATTTCTTCTTGAGTCCACCACGGAGCTTCTGTACTTGGTGCGTGAAATACCGACCACTCATCTGGATGAGATAGCGCGAAATCATAGAGATCCTTGAAATGGTCAAAGCCGTTCGATGTAGAGAGAAAATCACACCATCCTTTGCGTTTAGAAAGCATGGGCCGAATGATCATAGGCCAGAGATCCTTAGGCTGTTGTCTCATCTCATCAATGATCGCACCATCTAAAGTCTCTGCTCGAAGGTCCTCAAAATTCTTTCCGGACTTAAAAAAGATCGTGGACCCATTCATGAGTTGAATGGATCGCTCAGTTTTATTCATCCCCGCAAGTAATCGGGTTTCTCGAAGCATATTGAAATGTCTTCGAAAGGCGATCGTCGCTGCTGAATAAGTTTGCAGTATGTACCAATAAAGTCCATGAGGTCTTCCCTGTAAGGGTTTGTAAATCATCTTGTCGATTCCGTAAGTCGTCTTTCCAGATTGACGACCCCAACAAGCAATATTAAATCGGGCTTTACTTTGACTGATGCGTTTCTGAGGAGGCGTCCTCCGACGCATATGCAGAATCATACTTCATCAATACTGTCTTCTTGTCTGGATAGATTGTATCGATGGATCTCATGAAGGAGTTTAGGTTTTCCAATGAGTTGAATGACTCCTTGCTCATCATAAGTGAGATCTTCTAAAGGATCAAAACCATGATCCACCAAGATTTGCCAACGTTCCCTATAATATCGTCGCTTTTTAGCTCCGTGGAATCGATGCTCAATGAGTGTAGGAACATAACCTATAATGCCGTTCGTATACCGATAAGCTCTCTTCTGCCATTCGCATAGTCTTTTCTTAAAACCTTCGCTCGTCTTATCGTGAATAGAAGTTTGAACCTCATTCACCAGGCCAGCGGCCATATGATGATCTCCAGAACCTAAAATTGATCCATCTTCTAATCCGCGAAAAGCTTCATAAGCGCCGCGAGTGCAGGCCCATGCAAATCCGGGATGCCCAAAAACATAAGCCTCATTCGGTCTTTTTTGTCTTCTAATCCCTCTCGCAATCAGAGAACCAAAGCTTGTGTGCTTCTCTAAAACAGTTCCTTGTGGGCCCAGATCTAAGCAATCTTGCCAAGGCTGAATCACGGAATAATGTTGAAGTTGATGCAATGCCTCTTGCGCCCAGTTCGCGTCTCTCCAAAAGACATCACAATCGGACCAACAGAGGTATTTCCAATCTTTAGGAAGAAGATGTTTGACTCCCAGATTAATTAAATTCTCTTTAATCCAAATGGGAGAGTGAGTCCTAACTTGGAGGTTCCGGGGATTTTCCGCGTAGGTGACCTCGTGATGTCTATCATTAAAAGCAGCTTCCACTGTATAGACAATGACGTTTGGGGTTGCTTCCAAAGCCTTTAGCCATTCTCGATACAGTCTGTATCTCGAGTGATATCTCACATGATTGGAGATCGCTCCGACCACATGAAGTATATTGTCGGTCTTTAGTTCCGGTTTCCTAATCTGATTGTTGATTTGTTGAATCATCCTTGACCTCATCTGCCCATTGTACCTCAATTACTTGAGGTGGAGATTCTTCTTGAACTGCATATTCAACAGCTTTTCGTTTTGGATAAATGTACTGGAGAATCTCGATGTAGATTCTTGCTTTTGAATTCACGAGATTAATTTGGTCTTCCGCTCCATAAGCAACGATAGCTTCCAATTCTTCTAAACAAGCCTTGAGGCCTGCAACTGGATCGAGGCCTTTTTCTTCGAGTTGATCTTGCAAAAGAAGAGTTTTCTTATTCGGAGTCCCCTTCTTCCTTCCTCCATATTTTTGTCTTTTCTTAGGAGTTTCCATGTAAAACCTGACTACTGTAGACGCCTACCCTTAGACTTACAATTTCCGCATTGAGGCTTTTTTTCATAATATGGATTAGAGAGAGTCAGCATTCGTTTGCAACTCACGCATTCTTTTGTTCTGCATTTCTCACAAAATCCGGATTTATGTTGTGTTTTATTCGTGCATGATTCAGTCATGCATGAATCATAAATAGTTGGATCAAACACATTGCTTTTTTCTTTCATCCATCAAATTCCTTTTTGATAGAGCGGACAATTATTTTTACCTTTTCTACAACGTTTATTGTTATGTTTATGTTTATTTTTTCTTTGCCATTCTCTCTTTGCTGAATTGCTTTTTTCTGTATTATTTAAACGCCATTCTATAGATAATGGTGTATTTTTTATTATAGTACATTCCTTACATGCCGACCTAAGTCCAAATTTACCTAATTTATTTGTGAAGGACTTGTTCTCGTAGAACTCAGATACAATCTTAATTTTATGGCATCGAGAGCATTCCTTTCCTTTTGGCATTATACTTCTCCCACTTTTCCTTGTTGGCTTCGTAGTAGAGACGTTTTTCTTTTTTGAGTCTCTCTTTATGAGTTTCACGGTATTTTCTTCCGTATTCAAGCACTTTGTCCCGGTTCTTGAGTTTCCATTCTTTTGTGGTCATCTTCTAATCCTTTTTTCAGTTGTGAAAGATGCCACATTCCTGTCAATTGATTAAAAGGATCTTTTTTATTTCTCTCAAAAGAGGGATGGAAGATAGATTCAAAAATAGTCGTTCTTATTTGATTGACTACTTTTATATCATATTTTGCTTGAATCTCTTCTCGGCCGTCTTCAACATATTTTTTAATCTGATTCTCTGGCATTGCCATAACTTGTTCACAAGTATCAAAGAAGGATTTTGCATTATCGACTTCATAGGTTGCGATACCTGAATGTTTCCACTCAGGGAGATCAGGGGCCACACAGACAGCGCCTGCATGCATTGCCTCAATCCAGGAGATATTGGATTTACAATGATTGAAGTAGTGGTCGTTCAAAGGGCATAGCCAAACTTTTGGCGCCATCTCGTGAATGTTCTTCCAATAAAGAATTGGATTAACGGGGGGAACGATTTGATACTGACCTTCTTTCATTTGGGAAGTTAAAGAATAAGGGGGTCCTCCTAGAAAATGAACCGGCCGACTCAGAGACTTAAAAGCAAAAGACAAAGGAAGCACATCACCTTCATGGGTATTGGTTCCCCTCCAAACATAAATCGATTTTCGTTCAGGAAGAGTTTTTGAATAAGGGAAGAGATCGGACCGATAAGCATTAGGAACAATCAACACTCGAGGATTCAGCCTACTCAATGATTCTACCAATGCTCCTGTTGTTACAGTGACTATATCTGAGCAGGCGATACAAGCTGCAATAATCTGTTGTCTGTTCGGATCATGATAGCTCCCTCGATGAGGGTTCCATGGCGGTAAATGAAAGAGCCAGTCATCATAGTCTGACCAAACAGGGATATTTTGAAGCCTGGCCATCTGAAGAAGAAGAAGATCTTGATCACTGCAAGGTCGATGCATGAAGATCAAATCATACTTATCCAGCCTATCCCAATAAATTTTAGTCCCATCGATCGGTAAATCAACTTGGATTTCACCTTCCGATTGTTTGGCCATGTAGGATAGAGGCCCCATGCATCGCCAGAATGAGTTCGCATCGGATGAGTAGGGTGTATTGACAAAGATTTTTTTCATTTCTTCCTCACAACATCGATAAGCTCACGCAAAATGCCTTCAACAGCGGCGAGATAGCGCTCGATTTGAATCGAATGATCTTGAATTGCTTTAGAGTGTTTTTTCCATTCAGCTTGGTTATCTTGGACTTGCTGACTTAAATTGATTTCCTCGAGTTGTTTCTTGATCTCTAAGCGTACGATTTTTGTTAAAAGCATTATATTCTCCTCACTGCCCTTTTTTGTCTGAGTTCCTCTTCTTCTAGGTTGAATGGATCTTGTGGCCTTCGTTTAAAGATCGTGGAATGGGGAATGCTCTTTTCATAATGCGGACGGCCATTTGTATAATAGTAAAGAGCAATGGATTTTCTTGAAACCTCATATGGACATTCCAATGGGTCCGGATGCCCATGGAAAGAATTGTCTGTCACATTAAAGATCACCATTCTGTTAAAGATCGGAGCAATGGATTGAATCCGGTAGGTCATGTCTTTGTTCCAAAGTTCAAGATGACCTTTCCATTCAGGGTTCCAATCTTGATTGAGGTACAGGAGTACGTTCAGCCTTCTGTCCAATTTTGTAATGGGATGGTAATTATAATCAGCGTGAACGTCGAGCTTCCCTCCTCTTAAGATTTGATGCAATCCCCCACCATTCAACGTGTGATCGACAATGAGTCCATCAATTCCAGTAAGTCGCTCTAGGAACGAAACGAAGTAATTGGATTGAAGTTGATAAATCAGCCATTGAATACTTTTGGGGAAATTGTGGACATCATTTCTAGCGAGTTTCTTTTCTAAGACATTTTCATACTTCCACCAATTGCCTTGATGAGGGTCCGGGAAAGCCATCGCCACCTCTAAAAGGTCATAGAATGGAAGGAAATTGTCTAAGACAATATGCGGGAAAGGTGGATCGTTTTGATACTGTGTTTGAAGCTTTGGAAGAAGTGCTTCTAACTCCATAAGATCGAGATTAACCACTCTACCCCCTTGATCTAGGAGGCTAAGTGGGAGTTTTGTAAAAATCAACAATAATCATTAGAATGAAACGAGCGGGAGTAGCTTAATGGCCAGAGCAAACTCACTATAAAACTTCCTAGGTTGTGAGATTTGGATGCGCGGTTCGATTCCGGCCTCCCGCTCCTTATTTTAAAATCAGCGCGAGTACAGTCAGTTATGACCATGGACTCGCGCCTTTTTGTGAGTGTCCTTCCTTATCGGTCGGGCCACAGTTTTTATCTCGGTGTCTAGCCTGTGTTGGTGTCTTGCCGAGATAAAAATCCTTGTATTATAATACAAGAATAACACTAATTTACGATTGGCATAAGAGGGTCTAGCTTTAGCACAGAACACCGGCAACAAAATTGCTCTAATTCTTCAGGTGAGGTTTCCAAGTATTTTTCTGCTGCTTGAATCGATTGTAAAACGGATACAAGGCAACACCCTTCACTCGCACTCTTAATCACTAGCTCGGCCTCTTTTAATGCATCTAACATCTTAATAATTAATTCTTTTTCTTTATTCATTTTACATCTCGATACTTTGCCCAAGGGACATCGCTACTCGCCCCTACTTCTTCTTCTAGATCTTCATTTGAGTCACTCGGTTCAGTTTCAGGCTCTTCAGGTTTTTTCTCTTCCTCTTTTCCTATTCTTAATTCACCTGATTCCATTGCCGAACAAAGCTTGTCATATTCAATGAGAGTGAGATCACGTGTGGAGTTCTTACTGAACTCAGTTTGCATATAAGATCTAAGTTCATTATCAGAGTATTCATGAGTTTTCTTAATTGCAAAAAGACGCTTCAATTGGGCATCTGAAGGTTTTCTTTCATCTTTGACTACTTCACTTGGAACATCTTTAATAGTTCGGTCCATTTCCTCTTGAACGTAAATTCCATTGTAAGCATCGGGGAATGCCATTCGAAGAGCCGCAGCTTCAGCTACTTTTTTAATCATCGTCTCAGGCATTTTTTTCCAGTTCGGTTTCTCACACATGTATTCTTCTAGAGGGACTTCTTCATGAATGGGATGTTCCCAGTCTTTACGGTAAACATCCGCCCAAGCGCCTGTGCATTTCCCAGTTTTACTATCTCGAATGACTCCTCGCTTGATACCATTGAGTTTCCCTGTGGCTTGCGCACGCATGCGATAGCCATCAATCCCAATGATGATTGTCCCAGGGCTATTGCCAAATTTAACGAAATAGATTTGTCCCATAAGAGGGTCTAGTTTTAATGCAGTACACTTATAAAAGAAATGTTCAAGTTCTTCGTCGGATGCATTCTTGCAAACTTTAGTTCGAATGAGATGCATTTGTTTTTCTGTATAATTGAACTTTTCAGCTAAGGTCATTTGTTTCTTTTCTTGAACTACCAACTCACTCATACGTTTCTCTCTTTGTTTGTTTATATATGTGTTCATGGCGAAAACCGCTCGATCCATCGAGAAGCCATCACCCGTATAGGTTTTCGATCTGGGTCTGATATTGCTGTTAGAAAAAGGATAGGCATCCCCTGAAAAGCCTGTACCCCCACAGAAGAGACATTCCTCTTGCTCGCAGCAAAAGCTATATCTTTCTCCCATTACAATTGATTAGATTTATAAACTGAAACTCTTGTCAAGAGGATAAGACTACGATACATACCGACTCCTAATGTTCTTGTTCAGGGAAGGTTTTGTGAAAAGGGCCTTCCCTGAGGCTTTTCTAAAACAAAATTACCTTAAAATATACTGAAAAAGCAGATCTAGAGCGGGTATTCGGGCGACAATGATCTGTCGGCTGTACTTGAATCTAGGAAATCTAGAAATTCTAGGAAATCTAGGATGAAGAGAGCATGGAAACTTCATCGGGAACTTATCCATGCTCTCTTCGCTATGATTAACGATGACATGAACCAACCTGTAGCCGACTGGGCCGGCAGGAGAACGGACCCCCAATGCGACATGAACATGTCATCCAAGCAGGGGGGATACATCAAGTTTCTGAATTGATATCAAGAGAAAAAATTAGACCCGCATTTGGACGGGAGACAGATAAATCGGCATCCTCTAATACCTTAAATGAATAGGGCAACTACTTAAGATATCTTAAATTGTTGTCAACACTTTATTTTTTTGCTCTTGCCCCGCCATTGAAAGAATTCCGAGTCCCTAGGGGGTAGGTAGCTGGCCGCATGCGAATCTTATCCTGTCTTGATAAGTCTGAATATCGTGATTTAAAACCCGATCAGTCGACAGCGTTAATCATTGGAATAGTCATTTTCATTTATTGTTTATGCGTAGATAAAAGAGGGGATGCCCCCGTTCACAAATGACACATCTATACAATCAAATCTGATTGCATTAACTTTATATTCAAGAGGTGGAATATGATTGGTGTCATGCTTGAAATAAGTCAGCTTTATTTAAGGATGGCTCGCATTCTTGAAAAAGCAGGGGAAATAGAAGAAGCACAGCAAATGAGAGAGTATGCTCATCTCATCGTAAACGCAATTCAAGTCTTGAAAAGCGATAATAATTATGGAAGATAAAAATAAAAACATGGAAGAGCTTATGGAAAGAATAAATAAAAGGTATCAGCACGCACGATTTGTGAGTGATCTGATCCATCAATTTCAGTTGTTTTGTATGGATGAAATTGTGAATGGTACCTTTGATTCTATCGAAGATCGGAATGCTTTTGAGTTCTTTTATAAAGCGATAGAAGAATATCGGAAAAGAACGGGTGATTTATGACGACGACTAAAGGAGTATAAAATGACAAAAATTTCTTTTCATTCTAAAAAATACGTCTTTATCCAAGGCAGGATTCCGACCGATGTTTTTTACCGGGCCAAAAGCTTTATGGAAAAGCAGCAACTCAAATGGCCCGAGTTCCTGACAGCAGTGATATGTCATTTTCTAGATGAGCAGGAGAAGGAAAAGAAATTGTCATTGTAAATAAATCATTTCAGTTAATATAGCTTCATGGAAGAAAAGCAAATCGAAACTCAAATCCTTACGTGGTTGAATCTTCAACAACAGACGTTCGCTTTTAAAATAAATACGGTCGGGGTATTCGATCCGATCAAAAAGGTCTTCAGAAAGAACAAGAATCAATTCATCATCCCAGGGACCTCGGACATCGTCGGTTCTATGAAAGGTCGATTCTTTGCGATTGAGGTTAAATCATCTCGAGGTTACGCCAGATTCATGAATACCCCGACCTTAAGAGATCAG